GAAGAGTTGAAGCAAAAAATGGAAGAAGCGAAAGCAGCAGCTCTCGCAAAGCCCGATGATAAAGCCCTGCAAAAAGCGGCAGAAGATGCTGAAACAGCATACGACGACGCTCTAGCAAACGCGAACGCTAACGCCGGAGCGGGTGAAGGATCAGAGGGCGACGGATCTGAAGCCTTGGATGAATCCAAGTTGGATGAGAAGACCAAAAAATATATCGCCAAACTCCGCAAGGAAGCTGGCACCCACAGGACAAAAGCGAAAGACTTGAAGTCTCAGCTGAATAATTCTGAGGCACAGAAAAAAGCGATTCTGAAAGCGGCTGGCATCAAAGACGATGCTCCGGCTCCCGAAGAAGAGTTGAAGACTGTGAAACAAAGAGTTGAAGAACAAGAATTTCGCAATGCTATTCTTGGCTCTGCAATTCAGCACGGAATTGGTGCAGATCAAGTTGACTTCTACGAGTTCTTGATGAGGAAAGCAGTTGAAGCTCTCGATGAAGGTGAAGAACTTTCTGAAGAAGCGCAAGCTGAGATCGTCGCCAAGTGCAAAAAGAATGCAACGAAGTCTGCGACTACAACCGTCACTGGTGGAAATAAAACCCCACCTCCTGGCGGTTCAGATCAACAAATGACTCTCGAAAAGTTTTGCTCCATGAGCATCGCTGAGAAGAGTCAATTGTATCTGAAAAATCCGGGCCAGTATGAAGAGTTCATGAAGCTTGCAAAACAAAAAAAGAAACTCGTTTAGGCGAGTGGAGGGGCAATATGCCAGCAACAGTATCAGCTGACTTCGCGTTTACTCCTAAAGTGTGGCAAGACCACATTATGGCGTACTTCGACCGGAAGTTGGTTTACGGAGCTTTTGCGCTCAGAGATGACAGCTTAACAGCTGCTCCAGGTCTGACACAAAATTTTCCATTCTTCAAAAAAATCGGCGCAGCAGAGAATCCAAGTGAAGACGAAGGTTTGATCGTGGACAACCTGACCGATGATTCGTTCAACGTAACCGTAGCCGAAGTTTCAAAGGCAGTTGGTGTGACCAAACGTGCTTTCAAAACTTCTGCTGCTCGTACCGAAAGAATCATCCAGGAAGTTCAAGAGCAGATCGGTCGCGTGATGGCTGAGAAAGTGGATGCAGATTTGTATACCGCATTCTCCAGCTCTTACACTCTCGGTTATGAATCTGCATCCGGCAACAGTTACGGAACAATGAACATCCGTAACATGAACATCGGTAAAATCTCGGCATTCGGCGATAAGCATAAAGACTCCGTTGTGATCTTCATGCACTCGATGCAATTCCTTGATTTGATGACAGACTCGACTGCGGGTTTCCTCGTGGCGAATGCTCTCGATCCAATGTTCATGGTTGAAGGTTTCGAAGGTCGCCTTGCCGGTCTCGCAATCATTTCTGTCGACACCGTCGGCAAAAATACTGCGGGTCAAATCAACAGCAAAAACGCTTACGACGCTTGGATTCATAAGTCAAACGCTTATGGTTTCATGGTGAAGCAAGAGATGGAAATGGAGTCGGATTACGACATCATGCATCGTCAATGGGTGTTTGCTGGTGATCAATGGTACGGAACTCGTTCGTTCGATCAAACCATCGATCCATTGTTCAAGAAAACCGCGTTACTGCGTACAGTAACCAACAACGGGTAAGGGGTGAGATCATGAGTCTAACATTAAACGAACGGAACCCGAATATCCAATCGATCTTGATTGGCTCTGTTGCGACGACTACCACCGTGGTGATGCCCGGTTGTTATTTTCGCAAGCATTGCAAAATCAAGAATATCTGGCTCGTTGACCAAGCTGGGATCTCTGAAGATCCAACCCAGCACGTCCAGGTAACTCTTCAAGACACGTCCGGTTCTCCGGTTTCTTACGGAACCGTAGACACCGCAAACGGTGCTGCATTGGCCAATAAACCGCTCCAAGTACCTCTCGCTACGCCGGATGACACCGACGCAGATGAAGAGGATATTCCTGCGGGAACCCAACTTAACGTGAAAGCGCAAACTTTCGGAACTGCGGTTCTGACCAAAGCTGTGCTTTTGGTTGAGTACTATCCGCTCTAAAACAGCGTGAGTTTTTGGGGTGGGGTGTGAAAAGCCCCACCCAAAAGACTAAGGAGAAAT